GTGGATGAGCTATATGCTTCAATGGCTAAACAGTCATAAAGCATTGGCAACTATTCCTCCGTTGTCGTAGCATCAACAACCTGAGTACGTTGTAAAATCTGCTCAAAAATTTTAATAAAGGAGAAGTAAATGGTAACATACAAATGGTTTGAAGAAAATATGCCAGACTTAATTGTTGATGCTTATAAACAGGGGGATGTGCTAGTAATAGATATTCCTCATGGCAGGATAAAGATTATGCCAGAGCATCGCAAGCCTAGGCGAAACAAAAAGAACCTTCGTAGCTAAGTTGGTTCTTAGGTTTTTAATGTAGTGTAGTTTTCCCTCTAATAAAACTGCATGATGAAAATGGATAACAAAAGAGCAAGGTCGCTCACTCTGATAGTTGCTCCATTACTATCTGATATGACTTAGTTACGGCTACATCTGATACAGAAATGCCGATTCGCAATGGCTTTGGAATGTCTTGCTCTTTTTAATCTTAGGAGGTTATTATGACTTATGATAATGTTGGTTTGTTTCACCATTGCTCTTGCGGAGACCCTCAAATAAATCATGCTCATGAGTTTCCAGAGTTAGGATGTGTTTGTTTGACTTGTGGTAAAGGTTCTAATAAACCAGAAGAGATAGTGTTTGATGAAGATGTTGTAAAAGGATTATTAACATTGATAGAATTGGTAGAAGACCCTAAAACAAAAACAAGATTTGACCATGTTAGAGGGATTGTAGAGCAAAAAGAGTTAATGGTCATATATCTAAAGAGAGCAATAGATATAATAAAGTTTAAAAAATAAAATTTGAGTGTACTTCGGTGGTAGCGCGTAACCAACTGTAAAAAAACGGTTCCCCGCATTGCGCAGATACAAGTATCGAATTCATGTGAGGATAAGGTCGAAGGCACTCAAAGATTTTAAAATGGCTCAACAATTGTCTAGTTGATGTTTCAAAATATTAACGATGTGAAATTAAAATAAACAAAAGTTGGGCCAGAAGTTTACAGGCACTGTTCGTTTTCTTATACTCACAACTACAATATACAGAAAAGGACTCCGCATCCTTAGAGCAGTGCCTTGTTTTTGTGTTGTTCGCAGATTACTCAACAGTATTGGAGTCATGTCCAGTATCTTATCTAATCAATAAGGCACAAACTTTTAACACATATAAGCTGGTAGTGGTGGCTCGAGCATGTTTCAAAAGCGTTGTAACTATCCACGCCAGCATATATTTCAAAGGAGAAACAATGAACATAATAGTAGCACTATTTATAGCAGTCGCATTTGTATATGGACTGTATCAACTAACAATAGGAGATGATGATGAGTAAAGCAGTATTACATCTTATGCATAAAGATGAAGTCGTGATAAGACTAGAGAAAGAATTAACTTTGTTAAGTCATGCAAATAAAAACCCAGAAATAAATAAACCACTAATACAAAAGCTAGAAGGTTCAATAGATGCATTAAAATGGGTATTAGGTTTTGATTACATAAATAAAGAAGGAGAAGAAAATGCAGAGTCAAATGATAAGTAAAGGAGTATCAGATACAAGCAAAGAAGCTTATATAGAACTTAATGATAGTGGTGTTGGCGATACTCAAAGAGAAAAGATACTGTATGTAGTAAACAGTCACTTTAGAATACACAATAAGGGTCTAACAAACAGAGAGATTGCTAATCTTACTAATTATGAAATAAATGCGGTGAGCGGAAGAGTAAACGATTTAAAGAAAGATGGTCTGTTGGAAGTGGATGGAAAAAGAAAGTGTTCGTATACTGGTAAAAAGGTAAATACTGTAATACCATTCAACGTAATGCTTCAAGAAAGTATTAACAAGATGAGATTATTACTTGGTATATACAAGTATAAAAGAGTTAAGATAGTAAAAGATGAATATGGAGATTGGATACTAAGTATATCTAGACATCTACAACTAGAAAAAGAACACCATACTAGTCTTGAAATTAATACTGGATTGAGATTAGTAGAAAATCGTTGGGAAGACTCTTGTACTGGATACTGTTACAACTACACAATACAAAAAGTAAGAGGAGAGATATGAAGTATGAACAACTAAGTGGTATCAAGAAAGCATTAGGAGACGGAAGCAGTTTGATTGGTTATGTGGATTTGATACCTATGAGTCTCGTAAGAAAGTTTGGTGAACCTTCGTGGAGTGGAAATGGTAAGTCATCTGGAGAATACATATTTAGGTCTACCAACAATGAGGATATTGTAATCGTATTGTATGAATGGAAATGGACAAAATATTACGATGACGAAAATCCATATACTGTAACACAATTCTGGAAACATTGTTATCCAATAAATTTTAATGTTGCTGGATTCAAAAAGCATCACTTTATTGATTTTGAACAATGGATTAAACGCGCTGTAAAGTAATGGTATGTGGACAGATATGGCGGCTAATTAACACTTCATCTAGTACGGGGCCCTCACGAAGTCACTTAATTAGTCGTCTGTCTGTTGACTATAAGTATTGATATTATTAAATTTAGGACACATATAAGGAGAGATATATGGAGATTGAAAGCATTTATAATGCCTATTTAAAAGAACTAGAAAAAGCAAAGCAGAGAGATAAAGGTGTATTTCATGCATCGTCTGCTGGTTCTTGTTACAGAAAACAAATGTATTCTTATTATGATTATCCATCTGATGAAAAAGATGATAAGTCGTATAGATTACTAAGACTTGGAACTATTGTGCATAGTGATGTTGAACAAGCAATATTAATGTACAAAAAGAAACTTGATGCAATGCAAATCGAAGATTCTCCTGTACAAAGAGAAGTTTATATTGAACAAAAGATTCATATAAAAGACTTGGAAGTATCTGGTACATTTGATGCTGGAGAAATGATTACTATAAATGGTAGAAAAGAATTTACTTTGCACGATTTGAAAACAGCAGCTGCTTACAAGTGGACTACTAAATTTGGTAGAAAACAAAATAGAGTAGCAAACTCTGATTTGAATTATAAACTACAACTTGGCACTTATGCATTAGGTGTAAAGGAACATTATAATCCAGATTGGATTGGTATGTATCTTATATGGTACAACAAAAATACATCTCAAATGAGAGAACAACAAGTTGACCCACATTACATAGGAGAAGCTCTTACATATTGGGAAGACGTACATGAAATAAAGGAAGACTTAGGTAAAGCATTTGAAACAGAACTAGAACCTATGATTACATACGGAGTACCCATGCAAGATTGGGAATGTAGTTATTGTCAGTTTGAAAGCATATGCCCAAGTACATTATCTAAAAAGAAATAATAAAGGAAACACAATGGAAAACAACACACCTATCATAGTTGATGAATCTATGTTGTCAACGACTGATGAAATAAGAAAAGCAATCACAGTAAAACATAAGAAAGTTTCATTTATGAAAACTCCTAAACCATACATCAAACAGAAACAAGGTATGGATTATGTAGAGTATTCGTATATGAGAGAGGTTGCTGATAAAGAATGGCCAGGTTGGTCTTGGGAAATTGTTAGGACCGAGAATCTTGGTAGTGCAGCTTATGTAGTTCATGGTAGATTGAAGTGGTATGATGAAGGTATTTGGCGTACAGGAGATATGGTAGCAGCTCACAGGATACAAGTAAAAAGAGGAACTGGAGAGTTTGTGGATATTGGTAACGATGTTAAAGCTGCTAATACAGATGCAATAAAGAAAGCATTTAATATGTATATGAATATTGCAGATGATGTGTATAGAAATCAGATAGAAGATGTCGAATTATCAGACGAAGAAAAGAATGATATACTTGTTCTTGCTTCAGAGATAAGTGAAAGTAGAATGGAAGCTATACATAAACTGATTAATGACGGACAACTAAACAAAGCAAACTACAAAGGTTCAGTAAACAAACTAAAAAGAGAGATAGACAATGCAAAGAATACAAACGAATAATGACGAGTATTTGGTAGAAGGAGAAGTTTATTCTGTGGGTACATCAGATGGAAGAGAGTTCAATCAGATGATATTTACAGGAAAGAAAAACTTCAATGGCAAACCAATGATGACTTTCAAGAGATTGCAAACTGGTAAATCACTTGTGATTAATCCTTCATATCATGCTTTCAGTATGGAAGAAGAACCAGAACCATTGCCAGAAGACTTGGAATCAAGAGTAGATGTAAACATACAAAACAGAATAAAAGGAGATTACAATGGGTAAAATCAAACAAAGTGACCTAGATAAACTTAAGGAGGCTGGCAAGTTGTCAGCTTCTGCCGAAAAAGCACTTAAGAAAACTAAGTCAGTATCAAAGAAAACAACCACTACAAGAAGGTTTATCAAGACAAAGAATGGAACATATGTTTCACCTAGTCTTTACTTTCGTGGTGGCAGAGGACTTGAACCATCAGATGAGATGATTAAGTTCCAAGCAGAATACGACAAACTAGTAACTAAATACACAACAACAAATACTAAATAGGAGAATACAATGGCAAAAGAACTAGACAATGTTCTATTCGATAGCAATAAGAAAGAAGCATTTGTACCAGTAGAAGAAGGTACATACTTCGCTCATGTTTCAGAACTTTCTACAAAGAATGTAAATACGAAAGCTGGGCCTGCTATCATTGTAAACATGGGTTACACATTGGATGATAAGTGTGCTACGTTAGACCAACCAGCATATGAGATGGTAGGATACAAGCATAGATTAGATGTCAATGGTAAAAAGATTCCATTATTAGATTCAGATGGTAAACAAAGAATGATACCTTGTACTCACTTGCCGGGTAAGAAATTCTATGACAATGGTTTCTTTATCTTTACTAACAATGAGTCTGCTAATAAAAATAGCAAATACTTTAAACTACTTGATTCTTTGGGTATAGAACTTGAAGAAGTAAATGGTATGAAAAAGTTAGTGCTAGTCGAAGAAGAAGACGTTATAGGTCTTCCTGTTGAGATTACGCTTGAGACTCATACATATGTTACAAAAGACACTAGAGATTTGCCTCACGACCAACAAGAAAGAAGGTCTTTGTTGAAAGCAAATGAAGTAACACTGTGGGAAGGTGGGGAACGTATTAGTCAAGAAGAAATTGATGACGATGTTCCTTTCTAAATAAGTTGCAATCGAGAGATAATACTTGGTAAGTTTGAGACGAGGGTGGTGTGTATCCAACCCATATACTCTCCATATACTCGTCTCTCTCTCGGCATCACCCTCAAATAATTAAGGAGAGAAAATGAAAGAATCAAGTGCATTAATAAAATTAACTAAGTCTGAAATAGAAATGGTTATCAATGCTTTGCAATTAACTGAAGATGTAGCTAATCATTTTGATATAGAGAATATGTTTACACATAAAATAAAACATGACTTTATTCAAATAAGAACAGACATAATAGAAGGAGAGAGCAATAATGAAACACAAGACAAAGTGGAACAGAAAGCTCAAGGAAATAAAAGAGCTTGTGTTATCTGCGATGACTGATAAACCGATATGGAAACCAGCAAAAGGATTGTCTTACATAAAAGATGTTCCTGTTGGTAATCTTGTTAAAGTTGGAAACCAAACTGCAATAGTAGTAGAACACACAGAAGTTTCAACAGTAATACATTGTGTAGAATATGAAGGAGATGATAAATCTTTCTATATAGGTAAACACAGATGGTCGAATCAAACAGAGGTTCAGACAATATGAAACAAATCAAGTACAAACAAAATGAATATGATGCCAAAAAGGCAGACAGTTTCATAAAGTATTGTACTAAATGTAGAAAGTGTTGGGAAGTAACTGTGGGTTCTGCTCAATCAAATGGTAAAAAAAGAAGAAACGTACTTTACTATGATAACTTTGTTTCTTATGGTAAAGAAAGAGAAATTTGTAAAATGTGTAAAGGAGAGTAAAATGGGAAATATATTAGATGCAATACAAGACATGGACAAAATGAAGAAAGATATTGGCAGAGATGCTTATAACGAAATACGAGAATTGCAAGCAAGAGTAGATTGGTTAGAAAAAGGATTACTGAAAATAATAAGACATTATTCTTATACTGATGTACCTAGATATGTAAGGCAACTTGCTCAATCATATCTTGATGGAGAACCTACAACTGCTGATGAATTTAATGAGTAAGTGTCCAGCTTGTGGATTTAGACCACCAAGAAAAGGAGAAAACATAAGTCTTAAAATGAGAAACTTGATGTCAAAAAGGAGCAAAAAAACAATCGAGTCTCTTAACAAGATAGCAAAACTTATTATAAACAATGTACCTCAAGACAATAGAAATACATACTATAACTTTCTTTATGGTATTAAAGATTGTAAAGATGACATTGTTAGATATTGCATAGAATCATACTATGATACTAAAGCATTTGAAAGAAATAAAGGATTTGCATATCTTAGAGTAATTATACAAAATCAATTCAAGAATAACGATAAGATACTAGAGAATGAAAGGCGAAGACTTGGTTCTGTACCACCAATAATAGATTAAAGGCTCCCCATCTGAAAATAGAACTCTTTTTAAAATAAAATGAAAAGAGGGTTATAAATGAAAGATATAATGTTGGCGCATTGGGGAGCTTTTATAAAAGGAGAAGTAAAATGATTATGATAGATTTAACAGAATGGGTAATAAATTTTTTTATATTCAGCGCAGCGGTGTTGTGTTCTGGTGTAGGAATTTTTATATTTTGTTTGATTCTTCATGCAGTATTAGACTGGATAAGTCTTACAATAAAGAAAGGAGGTTAGTATGAGATACTATTGGGAAGTTTTGTTTAGCACAGAATACTTTCCCTATTGGGAGTTTACAATGCTAATGATGTTGTTAATGTTATGTAGTGTGTTATGGAGACTGCATAGAACGGAAGGAAAAATAGATATTGTAAATGAAACATTAAACAATGTTTTAGATGATTTAGAATAACATAATAAAGGAGAGAGATATGTTACAACAAGCTAAGTTTCCTGTAAAGGAAGTACCAGCAATAGGAGTTGATTCTGAGAGAGAGATAGACTCCACAGGTTACAAGTTTATAGTAAGAGAAGATACTGGCAAAGTTCTTAGTTGTATGACTAATAACTACAAACTAGTAAGGAATGAAACTATAATTAAAACTGCTAATCCTCTTATCAAAAAGATGGGTGGCAAACTATCAAATGTTGATGTACTAAGAGATGGTGCAAAGACTATGATGAAATGGACATTTCCTGACAACAAAGTCAAGATGTCTAAACATGATGAGATGATACCAGAGATTAACATTGTTAATAGTTATGATGGTACTGTAGGTCTCAATATACTTGGTGGTGCATTTAGAATTATATGTTCCAATGGATTAGTTATTGGATTCATAGCATCTAAGTACACAAACAAACACATCAAAACTAACATAGCATTGAATGATTTAGATAGGATTGTTGAAGAAACTGTTAATAATACTTCTATAATATTCAATGATGAGTTTCCAATTCTTGCAGAAACAAAGTTCCAAGAAAGGCATCTATTAGATTTTATTAGATTGTTTCCAGAGTATGCAAATACAATGGTTACCGATAAGATAATTATAGAGAACCCTAAGACATTCTGGGATTTGTTAAACGTAGGTACTAACATACTTACACATAAGATGAATAGGAATATGGATTCTACTCACAACCTTGAAAGTAAACTTTACCCCAAAGTAAAGAAGATGGCGTTGAAAGAGGCGAAAGTTGCCGTCGCTTGATTGGTACGATTGTCCTATAGTTATACCTTATTATGGTGGGAAGTATGAGTTGAGCAAAAAGTTTGTTCCGCTCATACCTCACCATGAAAGATACTTCGAAGTTTTCTCTGGTGGATTATCTATGTTCTTCCGTAAGTCAAAAGCAGAATGGAATGTGCTTAATGATAAGGATAACAACATAGTCAATCTATATATGTGTATCATACATAAGTTAGATGAACTTGTGAATGAACTTAATTGGATGCCTAAATCTAGAGAACTCTTTGAAAACTTTAGAACAGACGTAAGAGAAAAGAAACCTATTGATATTCCAGACCCTCATCAAGCTGCTAAATACTTTTACTGTATAAGGCATAGCTTTAACAAACTAATTCACACACCTATGTCTATGGGAAAGGATTGGTCTAGAGATTGGAAGGATGAGTTTGAGTATTCGAGAAATAAAATCAATGGCGCAACTATTGAGAACCTAGATTTTGGAGAACTCATTGATAGATACAAAGCCAACAGCAACGATTTTTGGTACTTAGACCCACCTTATTTTGTCGCAACAGACAGAGGTGATTACTATGCACACAACTTTACTGCTGAAGACCATCTAAGACTAAAAGAAAAAATAGATGAACTAGATTCTAAAGGTGCTAAATTCATGGTCTCATACGACTACAGAGACGAGGTGTATGAGTTGTACAAAGACTACAATGTTAAGACCATTGATTTGAAGTACATGGGTGCTACTGATGAAGCTAGAGCAAAGAAGAGAAAAGAATATTTAATATTAAACTATGAACCTGTCAATCAGACAAGTTTATTCTAAGGAGATTATATGAAAGAAATACCTAAAGGAGAAAGTGTCAAAGCTGCTCCTTCAAATGTTGAAGCCGAAGAGGCAATGCTAGGTAGCATACTTCAAGGTGGAGATATTGAAATGGAATTAGCTATGTCTTGGATAAGAGAAGATGATGCTTTGTATTCTATAAAGTGTATGCAAATCTTTCAATGTATGAAGGAATTGTATAACAACAAAGTTCCAATTGATACAATTACTCTGTCAGATAAAATGATGGACAAGTTCGGAGTAAGAGATACTGTATACATAATGGACTTGATAGAACGAAGTGTTAGTAAGGTTAAAGTAGAACATTATGCAAGGATAGTATGGGAACGATATGTGCAAAGAGAAACAACTAAGTCAGCTCAAGAACTACTTAATGCAAGTTACGATAACTATGATGAAGTAGGGAAGATAATCGAAAATCATAGCAGACTTATTGAACAACTAAGACATATACAACCTACTCGCTCAAGAGACATAAGTGACATTGTTGATGAGACTAATGAAGCATTGCAAGAAAAATCAAACACTATAAAGTTTGGTCTTGGAAGTCTTGATAACTTTGCAGGCGGAATGACTCGTAAAGAAATTACTGTACTAGGCGGTAGACCTGGCCATGGTAAAACCACATTGATGCTAAACATTGTACGAGGTTTGATTGAACAAGGATACAATGTAATGCTATTCAATCGTGAGATGAGCAATGTAGAAACAATGAAAAAGTTGTATGTCATGGAATCTAGAGACATTACATACTCTATGATTCGTTCTGGTATTGCCGATGATAAGAAGTCTGCATTGACTAGCGTATCTGAATACGTCAGAGAAAAGTATGAGAACCTCACAGCGTTTGATGATATACGAAACCTTGATGACTGTGTTCGTGAGATTAACAAAGGTAAACCAGATGTAGTTATTGACGATTACATTCAATTGATAGATGTTGGAATGAATAATAAAGACAGACGATTCGAGATTGAAAAGATTGTACAAGACTACAAATGGGCAGTTAAACAAAACAATTGTTCTGCAATACTTGTATCACAACTCAATCGTGACATAGAGAAAAGGTTCGACCCTAGACCAAGAATGAGTGATTACGCAGAGTCTGGTGTTATAGAGCAAACCGCTGAATCAGCAATGTTTGTATTCTATGGATACAACTTTGATAGTGAACGATACAACAGATACAAGAGTGAAGTCATTGTAGCTAAGAGCAGATATGGTACTATTGGTACACACCCTATGGGTTTCAATGGTAACAAATGTAAGTTCTACAAAGACCACAAAGAAGCGGAGAGAGATACAGTTGCATAAATCTTGTAGGGGATGTTTCTATGGAATTGATGGCAAATGCTATTGGTTCAAAGATGTACAAGGCACAT